TTACTGGGAAGTTATGAATTTTATTTCATATGGACCAAATCAGCATTTTCAAGAACACGCAGATCACGGATTTTCCTATAGCGCAACAGTATCTTTAGTTGCTTATCCTAATGAAGATTACGAAGGGGGAGAGCTTACTTTCCCAAAACTTAACTTAAAGATAAAGCCAAAAGCTGGAGACCTATACATATTCCCATCTACCTATTTGTTTTCACATAGAGCGGAAAAAGTTTCTTCTGGAAAAAAATATTCAATAGTAACCATGCTTGATTATAATGACAACTCACATAATGATGAGTATATGCAATTAGTTCAGAGAAGAAACAATGCACAATTTCCTAGCCTATAGCACCAACACAGATCTTGGACAGGTATCTCCACTAACAATCACTCGTGATTGGATGGATGAAACTTGGGAAGCCCACGCATATCATTGTTTTCCAGTAACTCTAGCAAATGGATTAGGATGGGGAATATCATTTCCAGAAGACATATCTTTTATATGGGATGGGATATCTGATTCAACGCCAGATCACGTTAAAATATTAAAGGGCGAAAAGTATGCTTATTCAGGAAGAGCAAATGCAACAATTAGTTTTAAGACAGGATTAATGTTTAAAACAGAAAATGAAGTTAGTTTGCTATCAATGCCAGCACCAAACCATTTTATTGCTGGAGCCCAAGCTTTTACTACTTTAATAAGTAGCTCTTTTTTTAAAGGAGACCTCCCTTGTGCCTGGAGAATAACCCAGCCAAATGTTGAAATAACAATCAAAGCTGGAACTCCAGTAATTGCTATTTTGCCAGTAGATCTAGCGCAACTACAAAACTCTGAGTTACAGATTGAAGATCTTTCAAAACTTCCAGCATCCTCATTCAATGCTAGTGAATATTCTGAAATTGTTTATGGCATAAACAGAGAAGGAAAATGGACTGACTTCTATAGAAACGCAAAAGATCATCTTGGTAATACCATAGGTGAGCACCAGGTAAAAACAATTAAGCTAAAAGGACAGTCCCATCAATAAAACCAAATATGGTAGAATACAATTAAGGAGATCAACATGCAAATAACTAATAAGGATTTTAGAGACCACAGACCAGTATCAATAACGCCATCTGGATTTTTTGGCGACTCATCAGACAATATTGTTGAGTTAGAGAATTTTCTTTCGGTAGAAGAAAGAGAGCGCCTTATGAACTTTGCACTAAACAATAAAATTTGGGACATTACAGAAAGCCACTCAGATGAAGACGGTCTAGTCCTATATGATGCCGATGTATGGAAAGATCGAGTATGTACCTATAATTCATTAATGGCTTCAGACCCAACAATACTTGATTTGATTAATAGCATGATTGCCAGATTAAAAATTGAAGTAGATAAATTTTTTGATGTAGATGTTAAAGAGACAGGCCCAGCAATTGTAAAGTGGCCAATTGGAGCAAGACAAGAGCCACATGCAGATAAGGAATTTCACACTGGCCTAGAGCAAGGAAGACCAAATGATTTCCCACACTATGATATAGCTGGCCTATTTTATTTTAACGACGACTACGAAGGCGGAGAACTTTATTTCCCACAACATGGAATAGAGTTTAAGCCTAAAGCTGGAGCAGCATATTTTTTCCCAGGTGATAGACTTTATACACATGGAGTAAGACCAGTTAAGTCTGGAAATAGATTTACTTCGCCATTTTTTTGGACGATTATGAAGCATACAGGAGAAAGACAGCCATGACACTAGAACACACAGAAATTTATCCAAACGTATACGTATATAGAAATGTATTAAAAGATCCTGCAAGAATGTATGAAATCATGAAAGAGTCCGATCTAGATGCAGACGGCAGATATGTTTTAGGCAAGTGGGACCCTTGGGCTCATTTTGGAACATATACACAGGTTAAAGATTCCTCACAGTTTGATCCAGATCTATCTCAGGATGAAAGATTTATTAGAGAAAAAGAATTTACAGAAGAAGTTCAAAAAGCATATGACCAGGTTATAATGGATTACGTTGAAAAAACTGGAATATCTTTGCCAGAGTCATGGAGATTTAGCGGCTGCTCATACTCAAAGTATTTTGATCAGATTGATGTTATGTCAAATAAAATGACAATGCAATACCATACAGACCATATAACTTCACAAAAAGATATGCCTGGAGATAAATTTTTTATAACATGCACAATGTACATTAATGATGACTACGAAGGCGGAGACATAGAGTTTTATGTAGATGGTGTGCTAACAAATCACAAGCCTTCTGCTGGAGACATACTTGTTTTCCCATCAACAGAACCTTATTTTCATGGAGTTAAGACAATATATAACGGAGAAAAATTCTTTGTAAGAAACTTTGTTATGTATACATTCCCTGGAACAAAAGAATGGCTGGACAATCAATTAAAATTTGGCGCCCATCGCTGGGCAAAAGAAGAGCTTAAAAGAATTGAACATGATGATCCAAGAAATATGATATATCTTGTAGATGGAGAATTGGCTGAATACGATGAGGTTCAAAAGAAAGCCAATCAGGAGGCACAAAAAAATGAAACTTACTAAGGTAACAGAAGATATATTTCATTATGAAAACCTGCTAACCGCAGAAGAGTGCCAAAAAGTAATAAATTTATTTAACAGGCTAGAAGAAGAGAACCCAGACTACTGGAAGTCTATTTCTTTCTATGAATCTTATTCTGGAAGCTACCCAGAAGACAACAGTCCTCTTCTTGCAGAGGTCGGATTACCTTCAACTTGGTTTAAAGATTTGGAGAATAAGTTTAGAGAGTGTGCAGCAGAAGTTGCTGGCCAGACACCAGAGAAAATGTCTAAAATAAGTTTCCATGTACAAAGATGGGTTGCTGGTGCATTTGCTCCCAAGCATTCGGACAATAGCGATAACGATGGAAACCTAGGCGCATTTACAAGAAGCAGGTATGCAGGCTTTCTTTATTTGAATGATAATTTTGAAGGAGGCCTTTTAAAATTTGAAGCAGATCATGGAAACAACAATTTTTCCATACAACCAACAGTAGGCTCATTTTATATTTTCCATGGCGGGCACAAAAATATGCATGAGGTTACTTTAGTTAAAAACGGAACTAGATACACAATTGGATCATTTTGGGACGATAGAGAAGAAGAAGACTACCCGCAAGAAGTTAGAGATCAGTGGGCAAAAGAATTAGCTGAAGTTAGAGCTTATCAAAAAGAGCAGGCTGTTGAATGGAAAGACTTAAGAGATAAGGGTGAAACACAACTCCCAGACGGTAAAGTTGTTTCAGCAGAAGAAGTTGGTAGAAAATAATGCAACAGTCAAAAGAAGTATTTAACCCAGAAGACATGTATCACATGTTTGATCTAACAAGATTAAATAATGATATCTGGTATTTTAAAAATGTTGTAAGCTATCCTGATGAACTTGTTTCCTTTATAAATGAAGTAGATGGTGATTCTAGAAGTTATTCTAAAATTACTGCGTGGGAAGAGTGGACAGCCAGTAATAACAAAGAAGTCAAATACGGGAAAAACAAAAACGTTTTATGCGATAATATTAAGTCTGTTATTGACGATGGCCCCCTTGATAAAAAAATTCTATACATAAAAAATAGCCTAGAGATGGCAGTACAAATGTCATTAAATACTTACCTTGCGTCTCATGGTTTAGATAAAGATCATTATGATTTGCAGATGAGCATAATGCCTATTAGAATATGGGAAAAGGGCTCTTACATGGGCCCACACTGTGACAGTTATGATGGCAACCTAGATATAGCATTTTCAATAGTTATGTATTTAAATGAAGACTACGCTGGTGGAGAAATTGGATTCCCAAACCATGATGTGCTCCTTAAGCCAAAATCTGGATCACTTTTAATATTCCCAAGCCAAGAGCCATTCCTACACCAGGTCCATACGCTAGAATCTGGATCCAGATATACCTGCCACCTTTCAGTATATAAAAGGTAAGATGGTATAATTAAAAAATGGCAACAGTAGGCGTTAATGGATGGCATTTTCCAAGTTACTCGGATTCTCCCGACGTGCCTAGAGATCTTGGAATTTTGGGAACAGATATTGCAACCTACATAGCAGCACATCCTGGACCTACTGGCCCACAAGGCGCTTCAAATGTTTTAACAGTAGCCGCAACAAATACTTTAAATGCAGGGCAAAGCGCCACGGTAACTATTAGCGGAACATCCCCTACACAATCTTTAACATTTAATATTCCAAGAGGACAAGACGGTATTCTTGGTGGCAATGGCCCATCTAACGTTTTATCAATTGGAACGGTTACAGGTGGAGTTTCTGCATCTGCAACAATTAGTGGCACTTCTCCTTCACAAATTTTAAATTTAGTGTTACCTAAAGGTGACACTGGCGCTACAGGCGCAACAGGCTTGACAGGCGCAACAGGTCCACAAGGTAGTCCAGCAGCAACAATAGCAATAAACTCAACCACAACGGCGACAGCTGGCTCTAATGCTACCGTTTTAAATAGTGGAACAGCAAATAATGTTTTATTAGATTTTGTAATTCCGCGTGGCGCAGATGGCGCGGCAGGCGCAACAGGACCAGCAGGCGCAGCTGGAACAAATGCCAACATAGATCCAATTGCTACAAGAATTTCTCTTCAGTCTACAATAACATCATCAACTGGAGTAAATTCAAATTGGTATCCGCTTGCAAATAATTTATACTCAATAGGCCAGCCAATAGATGTTGCTGTGGGAGCAACTTCAAATAGATTTTGGAAAACAATATATTCAAATACGGGAACAATAAATAGTTCTGATCAAAGATTAAAAACTGAAATTATAAGTTCTAGTCTAGGGCTTGATTTTATAAATAATTTAAATCCAGTTAGTTACAAATTTATAGAGGGCGGTAAAAAGGTAATAGATGAAGAAATTGTATCTGTAC